AATCTAAATTATGTATTTATTATATCACAACTTTCATCATAAAGCAAGAACCATTTTTCTCAGGGGTATGAGTTAAGGGATTGGAATGCTTTCAGGTTATAGAAAAATATTTTTCTGTATGAAGTTTAATCGTGTTAGAGTATTTTATACTCCTCTCGAATATGTTTTCGTTTTGGGTTTTCTTCTAATAAGTCTTGAATTTTCGCTCTCTTTTCTTTTTCGTGCCTCGAGTTCTAGATTTCTTTTCCTAGAATTGTTCATTTGATTTCTTTGAGAGTTCGGTTTTATATAGTATTTTCTTTCTCGACACTCTTCCTTTATCCCAGCATTATCACATCTTTTGCGAAAGATTCTCAGTGCTTTTTCGAAGCTCATATTTTTACACTCTATGCTTGGCATCTAACCTCCTGTTAAAAGTCCATCCACGTTTCCGTAGATAGTATACCTGTGAGGCGACTTGTGACGTACTTCTGTTCAGTAGAGTTGCAATATCTTCCGTTGACTTTACATTGTAATGCCTCTTTAGATATTCTTTTTCTTCCTGTGTCCATCTTCTATTATTATTCATACAACAATTATACCAAAATTTTCGACATGTGTCAAGAACTATTTATGTGTAGGTGCAAACAAGAACGAGCCTTGTATTCTCGTCTGGCATGGTGACTCGGTGTTCATGATTGTCAAAGAGAAGTGCCGTATTGGGAATACACTCAAAAGTATGAGTCTTATTATCACATTTGACCTGTGTTGTCCACTCTGGTTCTCCATGTAGATAGAAGATAAGAGATTTACCTTCAGTGCCTAGTTTGTGGTCGTAGTGCCATATGCTATGGGACTTGCCATTGGGATAGTTAAGATTCAATGCTAGTCTACGAATGTCTCCGAGCTTTTCGCCCATTGGTCTTAGTATACTTCTGACAGTATTCAGTAGAAAACTGTATTGTGTATCAGTCACACCAGGTTCGTCATGATAATCAAACCAACGCTTCTTTTCCTGTATGGCAACACATCCGAGCATGCCCAATTCATCTTTCGGGGTAAAATCTTGGCAAATACCAAACTTGAAGCTACCATAACATAATTCCTTAAAGTGGTAAAAGTGTTCTTCTGATAGTGCATTTTCTAGAGTCTTAATCATACATATATTATATCAAAAAAGGATTTCAAAGTCAAGAACTATTTTTAAGTTAGGTAGTAATAATTCTTGACTTAAGTTCCGAAAGTATGTATAATATATGTAATAAAAAGGAGAACATATGGATATAGCATATTTAATATTTCTGTGCGCAGGCGTACATCTTAGTTATCTTTATGGTAAGCAGACAGGAATAGAGAGAACAGTTGATTATTTAGAGGCAGAAGGCGTCATAGAGTTTGACGAAGAAAAATAGTTCTTGACATCGAGGTTAAAATTTGATATAATTATCTTGTAAGTGGTACTAACGCTTACAATTTGGTGCGTTTACCGAAAGGAAACGTAAATTATTTACTGAAAAGGAATTATGGAGAAAAATATGAGTATAGATTTAAGCAAATTTTGGCTTGGATTGGATATGCCTACATTGCCGTCTTATACGGATGCAGCATACCCTAGATACAACCTAATCGAAAGGGAAGGCAGCTATCGTATAGAAGTTGCAGTACCAGGGTGGAAAAAAGAAGAATTGGAGATAATCTTTGATAACAAAGAACTCCACATAAAGGGTAAAAAAGAAACAAAACTAGGAGAAGATGAAAATTTTATTCATCAAGGATTAAGTTTAAAATCTTTTGAACGAAGATTTATTCTAAACACCGACCTACAAGTAGAAGAAGTAAGTCTACAAGACGGATTGCTGACAATCAGACTGTTACGAACTCCAGATTCCAAGAGGAAAATCTTGGAGATTAATTGATGAAAACATTATCAAAAGTTCGTGATAGTATATGTGAGAATGGAGACTTCTGCAACATGGTAGCTAATTATACAATAGTTATAGCCTTTGGTGGCATCATAGTGCAGAGTATACATGTTCTTTCCTAAACTGTCAGAATGTATAAGGGGAGCTTTGGCTCCCCTGCCTATAGGAGAAAAAATGGGAATATCAGAAGAAGGAAAAAACCTTATTAAAAAATTTGAAGGCTGTGAACTGGAAGCATATAAATGTGCTGCAGGAGTATGGACTATTGGATATGGTCACATTAAAACAGCAGTAGAGGGAATGAAAATAGACCAAGCAACAGCAAATGAACTATTTGATGAAGAAATGGGGGAGTACGAAAACTATGTGAACACAGCGGTAAACGTTCCACTATCTCAAAATCAGTTCGACGCACTGGTATCTTGGGTGTTCAATCTCGGTAATGGAAATCTTAATGCTTCAACTATGTTGAAAGTCATCAACTCTGGCGACCATGCTGGAGTGCCTGCTCAAATCAAAAGGTGGAACAAAGCAGGTGGTAAAGTACTAGACGGACTTATTCGTAGGAGAGAAGCAGAGGCATTATTATATGAAGGAAAAGACTGGAGCAATGTCTAAGTTTCTAGATAAAATAGGTGAGTGGTGGTTTTGGTTTAAAAACCTATTCATTACTTATTATAGTCTCAAAGTTAGTTATAATGCTACTTGGGGAGATGCAGACGACCAAGAGTTTATCGTCAAGAAGTTCATCAAAAAGCAACCAAAGTATATATCATTCATCACAGAAGAAGGAGAACTAGTGGAAATTAGTGGTGCTGATGGACTTAATTACAGGATTCAAGAATTATGAACCAATTAACAATAGGTGGATTAGTTGTATTAGGAGGTCTATGTTACTTTCTATACAGTCAGAATGAAACCTTAAAAGAAAACAATATCAAGTTAGAAAATGCAGTGCAAGCCCAGCAAGAGGCAATGGACACACTGCGAGAGTCTTACGAAAAACAAGGTAAGTCTCTTATGAGTATGTCTAGAAGAAACTCAGAAATAGAAGCTGAAAAAGCAGAGTATCTTGCAATATTTAGCAGACACAATTTAGATATGCTAGCATTGAAAAAGCCTGGTCTTATGACTAACAGGTTCAACAATGGTAGTGAAAAAGTGATGGAGGGAATGGAAGATGATACAGAAAAGTTATACGAGCTTACTGTGCCTAGCACTAACGATTAGTAGTTGTAGTTTACTTCCTACTAAGAAAGTAGAGATAGTATCAAAACCAATTGAAATCGACATCATGCAACCTGATTTACCAAGACCATTAGAGCTTACAGCTCCTCAGTGGTGGGTAGTATCAAATGCAAGAATTACAAACCCATGTATCAAAAGAGTACAAGATGATGGTAGTATGAAAAGACCAAAAACTTGTCTTAAAGAAGATACAGAAAATCCAGAGTGGCCAGAAGGTTATACCTACCTAGACCAGTTCTTGGATGAAATGAAAGAACAAAACAATGGAGAAGTACTATTTGTAGGAACGACCATTGGTGATTATAAAGTCATGTCAGAAGATATGCAAGAATTAAAAAGGTATATCAATCAACTAGGAGAAGTAGTAATATACTATCGAACAGTTACGGCTCCAAGTGAGAAAGTTAATGAAAAATGATACAACAAATTCATCTTAGAAATTTATTAGTACTAGATTGGTTAGACCATTTAGTTCCTACTATGACACAGCATCCTGCGGTGTACAAAGAAATACCCAAACCAAACGTAACTTTATCAAGAATGAAAGAGCAATTTGCTAATAGAGCTGACTATAAAGTTGATAGAGGTAATTTTGTAGATTATGTAGGAAGAAAACTTCATAAAAATGGTAAGCCGTATAGACAAGCAGATGTATATACTCCTAAGCACCTAGCTGGATTATTCAATGTACGTATTGGTGCAGAAGACAAAATTAAAGACGTAGTACATAAAAAATTTAAAGTACATACTTGCATGGTTCAACCACCTTATTGGGGATGGACAGGATGGGAATGGGGCGCTAGAGCTCCTAGACACTTTATAAGATTTATATGGAACTCTGGTGAAGGTCATACAAGATTTGTTCATGGAGGTAAGTATATTAAGTATGCAGATTCAAAAGGTATTGGACAACAAAAGAACTGGACTTGTTTGATAGGCACACATGATGAATTGAGCTGGATGTGCGATAGAAACACAGGTAAAAGTCATAGATTCATAATTGATTTTAGTATAAATTCTAAATATCATCAAGAATTTGAAACTATATGTGATTTTATAAAAGATAAAGGAACAGTAACCAAATTAGTAGTAAGAAATGGCTAAGTTTTTCAGAATGTTATTTTGGCGTAGAGCAATGCAAAAGCATGCGGATTGGTTTGATAACAACCCTCCAGCACAAGCTAGATTTGAAGAAAATGAAGAATGGCTAGAAGAACTAGAAGATAGAATAATAAACTTGGAAAAAGAAATTGAAAATCTCAGACAACTTAAATAAAACAATACATAGAATTATAGATACTGGCGTAGCTAGTCATGATGCTTTGTTGCCTTTTGGAAATTCGATATTACTATACAAGTATGATAGTCGACCAGACTATGTATATCATAACACGCATCCTGCGTGGTACAACTATAAAAACAATTTTGTCGCAGAGTTTTCTAATGTAGAAGAAAACTACACATTTCCAATAAAAATAACTATTTATCAACACACAGAAAAAAGTTTTAATCTTCCAACAAGAAAAAAAGCACTTTTGTTTAATATAAAAGATTCAACTGTAGTTTTAAGGAGCAAAAGTTGGAACAAGTTATTATCCTCTCTAGAAAGAATACATCAAGTTAAAAAATGGAAAAAGAATTTGTCAGATAACGATATAATGGTACAAGAAATCAGTGAAGAAATGGCAGTGTTGGGAAATATAGTATTTACTAATTGGCATGGTGGAACAAATCTATTAGTGGAGTACGCATAATGGTACAAAACTGGAGAGAGCAACACCTTGTAGTAGTAGATAGAAAGCCAGCCCCAGCGGGGTATGTGCATCCTAGTGAAGTTATGATAAAGAATGATGTTGTGAAAATTTTTATCGGAGCCAGTGAAGATATGGACGAAGCTGCGCTAAAAGTAATAAAATATTCTCTTATGAAGAATACACAATCAACGCTAGATATTACAGTACTTAAACCAAGTATGTTTGAAGGTTGGAACACTGATGCTTGGGGAACACCTTTCTCTTGTTTTCGATATGCAATTCCTTCCATGTGCGAGGGAAAAGGTAGAGCAATTTATATGGATGTAGACATGATAAATCTAAGAGATATTCATGACTTATGGACAGAGGATATGTACGGCAAACCTTTTGCAATGGTATGGGATGCAGAACAAGACAATGGCGAGGGAAATCCTAAAGGATGGTGGTGTGATAGTGTGTGGCTTATAGATTGTGAAAAAGCAATAGATTGGTTTGATTTAAATGAAATAAAGAATTTCCCCACAGAAAAAGGAAGTTATAAATGGACGTTCATGGAAAAACTTGGCTCTCCAAATAAATGGGAGTCAGACAAATGGGTGCATGACTTAGACAGCAGATGGAACTCTTTTGATGGAGCAAATACAAGTAAGACTCCTCATGGAGAAGGGTACTTTGGAAAACATTTATTTGAATTAGATGAATGTTGGCAAATACATTTGACTGCTTTAAGTTATCAACCTTGGCATCCAAGATACTTATTAGCAGCAAAAGCTACTCATTGGCGTCCTGAGATTGCAGCCCTTTGGTGGGAGTTATTAGAAGAAGTTAACCAGTTATGAAAGTATTAGTGACAGGTGGAGAAGGCTTCGTAGGACATCATCTCGCAAAAAGATTAATTAAAGAAAAACACCAAGTAACCATACTAGATACATGGAGAGTTGGAGAAGAAAAAAGAGATAGACTAGACGCACGATACGAGTTAGAAGGAACAAAAAACATCTCACAATTAAAACCTGAGTTTGATTGGATATTTCATTTAGGAGAGTATTCAAGAGTAGAAACCAGTTTTAAAGATGTCAAAAAGGTCTGGGAAAGTAATGTAGCTGGGACAACTTCCGTTGTGGAGTTTGCAATCAAGTGTAATGCAAAACTAATTTATACCTGCACAAGCAGTGTAACAGCAAGTGAAGGGGCATATCTCTCTCCGTACACTTGGAGCAAAGCTAGAAATGCAGACTTGATAAAGGCTAGTGGTAAGTGGTTTGGGTTGAATTATGCTATATGTTATTTATATAATGTATACGGAGGAACAGAAACCTCTACTGGTAATTTAGCAACAGTTATCGCTAAGTGGAAAAAATTAGCCAAACAAGGCTCACCTTTACCAGTTACATCTCCCGGCAACCAAAGAAGATATTTTACTCATATT